CCGACGCGGTGATGTTAGCGAGTTCAGCGTTAGTGAATGCCATAGGTTTTGTGCGTTAGCGGGTTTGCATTGCACCCATACGAACCGCCTCTAGGAGGCTGCGCGGCTGGGCCGTTGCGTGGGAGGACGACGTAGAGCTGGACACGTGAGTGACAGGTCGTCGCTGGGGTGCGAATCGGGAAAGCCGCTCCTTGATTGTGGAGTGGGCGCGCTCAACGAGCGCAAGAGCCTCCTCCGGAGTACTCGGCTTTTCCGCCTGCAACATCAGTTTGACCTGGTCCGTGACCATCTCTTGTTTGGCAGACCAATCGGGATCCTTGACTTTCATCTGCTGTTCCCAGTTAACCACCGCCGAATGGATGTTGCCGCGAGACTGTTGGTCTCGCTGCTGCAAAGCATTGGCTTGCTGCTGCTCATAAAGGCTGTGCTGGGCTTTAAACCTAGCTAGTTCCCTTGCGCTTTCTTCATCGACGTAACCCTCTTCAACCTTTTTCTGGATATCTGGGGGCAACGTATCTCCGACTAAAGCGTCGAGCCGCGACTTGTATTCGCTGATCCTCTTATGGGCTTCGACTGGATTGGTCTTCATAAGGGCCATGATATGGAACCCTTCTGCAACCTCTTCAGTAGACAACCCGTTCGATGACATGAAGGTAGTGACCTTTCGGAATTCATCCGATTCAGAGCGGTATGCATCGCGCTCCGTGATCATTTCCTTCCAACGAGGGTGGTTATGGAACGGCAGCTTCTTGTCTGCTTCAGAAGTAGAACTTACCTTCGCTGTGTCGTCCAGACTAGGCGAAGGCTTTCCGTCTTCATTTGCGGATTGGCCGTTGGTTTCCACGGTGGACGATTCCGTGTCAGCCTTATTCCCAGCCGCGCGCCTTACGGCGTCTAGCAGGGAAGTAGGCTTCTTGTTAGCGTCCTTGTCGCCCGACTCCGACGAATCAGTCTGGCTTGTTTCTTTAGCGTCGCTCGACTCCGGTGCAGTTTCCTGGACTGGAGTAGAAATGGGTTGTTCCGCAGGTGTATTTTCCTGCGGTTCAATGATGTCGGTTGGCTCGTTTGGATCGGGCATAAAATTACTATACGGTATGATTTATTTAAAATCAACCATTCGGATACTGGACACCTTGCGATCGTATTTCGCTAGGGCTTGCCGGCAACTGAGGACCGTCTGCTCCTGGGGCCATTGGGCCTGGGCCTACGTTGGCTGCTCCGGCTGGACCTTGGGCGTTTGGATCGGCAGCAGGGTCCCCCTGGGCAAGCTGCTTCTGGGCGTTCATGGCAACAATAGAAGGCAGGGCCGCACGAATAGCGTCCGTGATGTCCATGCCATCGTCCATACGCTTGAGTGCTTCCTTTGCCATGAATTCGGGGTTCATGCCGGGAATCTGAAGAAGGATGGGGGCAATGCGTTCAAAGTTCTGCATTTCGATAGCCTTGTTTGGGCGACCGTTAGAGCCGGCTTCAACTTCTAGCATAAGTTCGGACGCAATCTCATTGATGGCAAGCTGCGGCCAAACGCCGCCTGGGCCGACAATCTTCATTACCGTTTGCTGGTCCATCTGCTCCAGCAAGACTTGGCCGGTAGAACGAGCAAGCTCACCAAGGAAATCCTCAAGGTCGTCTACGTTAGACGATAGGCTAGACATACGGCTACCTTCGGCTACCGATACTTCGGTCGCGGTAGAGTTGCTGGTTCCGCCAAGGTTAGCCTCTTGCGATCCAACTACGCGCATCATGTCATCCAGTAGCATGGACGTGTCGTATAGGCTAGGATCGATGGGGTTGTGTTGGACCGGCTGGAGGATGGAGTTGACGGCCTGTCCAGGAGACAGGTTCTGAAGTTTGATGACAGCGTTGGCAGGGTGTGACTGAAGGTTAGTGATGTCTTTCTCGGACAATGCACCTTCGTAAGTCGCATACAGGGGACGGTTGGCAAATCGATGCTCGCGCAAAGCCTGTCGCGCGCGGTTGTATTCACGCTGGACCGGCATCAACAGGCGGACGTCGGATGGAGGGATGACATCCTTTTCGGATTCAACCTCATTAAAGATTAGCGGGAAGAAGGGCCAGAAGCGTTCTAGTTCAAGGTGAGGAGGTTCTGGTTCCTTGAGGAAGTCGTGGTAACCATCGCATACAACGTACAGCATACCGTCCTTCTTAGAGTAGATCTCCCATACCACGGCTCGCTTGCAGTCTTCGTCTACCTCATTCTTGTCTTCATAGGCCGAATACTCCTTACCAATATCAACTTTGTAGATTTCCTTTACATCTTCGATATCAAGGATGAGTTCCTGGGCAATCCAGTCGGCGCCGACGAATCCGGACATCTGCCGGCACTTTGGATCGACGATGACCGTATGTGACATCGGGAAATCAAAGACTACGCCCTCTTTAATGATGACGTCCTGCTTTTCTTTGATGCTATCAAGGAGTAGTCGAAGCTGCTCCATTTTAGCATGATCTTCAGAAAACTTGTCATCAGCGCGATCTGCGGCAAGACGTTCAAGCGTAGTAAGCTGTTCCGTAATATCGGTAATGCGGTCTACGTCTTCAGGACGCTTTTCCATTACTCGGTGATAGCCAATCTTGACGTAGCCGACTCCGTTTACGCAGACGCGACGGACAAGCTGTTTCATTTGCCCCTTAAAAGACGGCTGCTGTTCTTGGAGCTGGTGATGAGCTACAATCTCCATTGTCTTTGCAACTCGATCAAGCATACGGCGACGCTCAAACCCTTGCTGGGCGTCTTGGATGGTCTGCATCATTACTGGATCAATGGGCTGGCCGGTAGCCATTGAGTTCTGCATAGACGTCTGCACGGCTTGGAAAGAAGACATATCGCCCTCCCAACTGGCAAAGTCCAGGGTCTCGCGTCGCTTGGCAATAAATTTAGGATTCTTGGCGTACAGAGCAGATACTCGCTGGCCGACGTGACGCTGGACAATGTTGGCAACGTATCGGTCATCGTTCTCATTAGAAGACCATTGCTTACCCATATAAAAGTCCGTGTCTTCCTTCATGCGGTCAAAGGACTTCTTCCAATGCTTCTTGGCGTTTTCAACCTTCTTGATCAGAGTCTTAACCAAGGATGCACGGGACGGACCTGGCTTCTCGGCGTCACGCAAGATACCGTTATGCTGCGGTTCTTCGGGGGCTAGGCCCTCGGGGGCCATTTCGAATTCGTTTTCCATTTCAAGTATTTATGTTCAGAAACCACCCATCTGCAAGAAATTGCGTCGCGCCTCGTCCCACTTGCCGGATAGCTTGACCCAGGCCAGCGTTCCGCTCTTGGGGAAGTCGGAAGGCTTTTCGTAGGTTTTAGACGCTCCAACCATTGATCCAAGCAGCAAGCCTACAAGGCCCATTGCGTCTACAAAGTCATCGTGGCGGGCAGACGGGAATTTGAGAAGCTCGGTTTCCGCCTCAATCCACCAGGGGGCAAACTTTGGGAAGAATACCTTGCCCATAGCCATACGCCCACGAATAGCCTGTGCGCGGGTCTGCTTGTCCTTTACGGGCGTTATCTCGTCTACAACGGTCCAGATGCCTCGCTCCTGCTGAACCTTGCGTAGGAACGGCCCCAGGGATTGAGAAATGTGGCCTCGCTCGGCTCCCCACTTAGCCGGCTTGTGGCGAGACATAAGGTCAATCATGCCGTCAATTACTTGGTCGGTAGACGCTCGGCGCCACCACACGTCGGGAAAGATCCAGACGTTGTCTTCTTCGTCCAACCCAAAGGGAAGCAACACAGTCTTGTCAGCCGTCTGGGCCGTAGACACAGCGTGGTCAGAGACGCAGTACATTCGCAAGTTCTTAGGTATTTCGTGCGGATAGGGCTTTAGCCAGTCACGTTTAAAGAAGTCGCCGTCATCTGGCGTAGGCTGGCCTTGGTACAAGGCAGAGAACCCTTTAGGGTTTAGCCGGCGGATTTCGTTAAGGAAGTCTAGACCGTACCGTTCCGGCCACAAGGCCTGCCCTGGGGGGCGACCCATTGGGTCTTTCTCTACGGCAATTGCCGGCAAAGACAGAACTCTCCATTGCTGGGCATTCTCATCGTTGTAACAGGGGTTCTTTGGATCCGTAAGGCGACCTACTAGATCGTCTTCGTGCCAACGGGTCATAATGATTACCACGCGCGCCCCAGCCATCAGTCGCGTCATGGCTACCTGGGTAAACCAATCCCACAACTTGTCTCGTTCTCGTTTTGAGTCTGCCTCCTCTCGGTCCTTGATGGGGTCATCAATGACCAGTAGATCCGCACCGCGACCAGTAAGGCCTCCGCCAATGCCTACAAAGTTAGCAAGACCTCCCTCTTCCGTCTGCAACTTGTCGGACGATTGGCTTCCAGTACGCAACTTACACCCAGGGAACACCTGGTTAAACGCAGGCATACGCATGATCTCTCGCACCGAACGTCCAAAGTCTTGGGCAATGTCTGCGTTGTAGGTGGCGAAGATGACCTGTCGGTACGGGTCTTTTCCCAAGAACCACGCCGGGAATCGACGGGACGCCAGTTCTGATTTTCCATGTCGAGGTGGCATGGATATGATGAGACGCTGATACACCCCTTTCTCAACCTGCTCCAGGGCAGCACAGATAGTTTCGTGATGCCGTACCGGCTCGTAACGCGACTTGTCCGGATTCTCCGGATCCTCTGGGTCCGGCATTGTCATCTGCGTAAAGTGAATCAGAGACTCTTTTGCCTTTTTTACGCGAAGCAGCCGCGTAGCGGCTAAGAGCTGACGCTCCATTTCCGCTACTTCTGAAAGCCTGTGTTTCTCTTCGGCGTTGGGTGCCTTGCGAGCCATTATGCCTGGCGGACAGGCATCCAGTAGTCCGTGCCGTTGACGGTGATCTTAACCTCGTAGGGATAGAATGGGTCGCCGCTGGCGTTGTAAGGGGTGAAGTCCCTAAAGGTCTGATACCAACTACCATTCATGCGGACATAGGATGTGCCGTCGTTAGGAGCATCGGAAAAATTTCCGCCCATTGGTCCGTCATTGCCTTGCGGACCTTGTGGGCCTTGTTCGCCCTGCGGTCCTTGGCCGCCGCCACCACCTTCATTGTCACTTGCCCAAATAATCTGCGACCCATCAAACTTTAAAACCTGTCCGCTGGTTGGCTGGTATCCGTTGATAGAAGATGTCGCACCATTGGTCAGACTTGAAACGATTGCAGAGAAGTCATAACTCCAACCGCCACCGCCACCTGTTTGGTCAAAATTGGAGAACGGTTGCCAGTCGTTGTTGTAACGAACATACGCAGTTCCATTAGCAGGTGCATCGCCGATGCCACCGCCACCTTGCTGGTCGTAGTACGACAGGGGTTGCCAAGACTGATTGATGCGGACGTATGGAGTGCCGTCGTACATTGCATCTGGGAATGAACCGCCATCGTTTCCGTTGCTTCCGGTGTTTCCTGGCGGACCTTGTTCGCCTTGCGGACCTTGCGGACCTGTGAGAGTTGCTGTACTCTGGATTGAACCGTCCGGGAAGGTGATGCCTACAGAAGGGTCAATTACAATTTCGGAAGCTTCTCCAGCCGTGAACGCGCGAATGTATCCCCCTTGGATGCGCGTACCAGATCCGTCGGCAAAGTAACAGGCAAGGGCTTCACCTGGGGCGGAGTAATTGTAATTTCCAGTTCCATCTTCGTTCTGCCAATTAATGCTTCCGTAAACCGACGCAGGGACATCGTCCATCAATCGAAACTCAAGACCGTTAACCTTCAAGTGAGCAACGGCAGGATCGTGCAATGGGTCAACCGGTCCAGCAATATCGACGGCGGTGTTTGAATAGGATACCTGTCCTTCTGGGCCAGTTGCGATGACACCACTCGCCCGCATCTGGGTGTTCCTTGTCTCATCCTGGACCGTGATGACGTCATGCTCGATCCAAGCCGAGTGAGGCGTGCCGGACATATCCTCGAAACCGATATACTCGTTGGTGAAGTAGGCCGTCTGGTCGGGCGTGTCGATGTGCTGGATGGCAATCGAGTCGTGGGCGATGGAGACGCCCAGTTCGTTGATGTTCTCGAAGACCTTAATCAGAGGAGGCGTGATATTAACGTACTCTGGTGCGATGTTGGCTACATTGATTCCAGTATGTGCAACCTCCACACCCCTGTCGTTG